TTCAGTGTTTTCACCTTGACTGCGTGCTAATAATGTTAATTGAGCTGCTTCTTTATTACCTAAACCTAATCTTTGAGTTAAATTAGTAAAGGTTTCAAGTGTTTGACCACTTGTATTAACAATTGAACCTAATTCTTTTGATAAATCAACAAAAGATTTTGAAAGTTTAGCAGAATTAATAAAAGCATCACCAGTAGATGCAGCAACAACTTTTAATTCAGCTGAAAGTGCTAAGGATTCTGAATAGCTTAAGCCTGCTTCTTTTCTAAATAAAGCCATTTGTGCCGAAGCATCAAACATTCCTTTAATAATAAATCCAATTGCACCCTCTATTAAGTTAGCAGTTGAAAATACATCTTTAAAATTACCATTTAAAACCTTAGCAAGAGTACCAGTTTTATCAATAGTATTAGCTTGCTGTTGTAATAAACCTCTTCCTTTTTCAAGAAGAGACATACCTTTTATTCTTTCAGTATTTTGCTTTTCTAAATCTTCAAGTTGTAATTCAGCTAATGCTTGTTGTTCTTTTAGTTCTGTAACTAATTCAGCATTTATTTCTACACCTTGTAATTCTAATGCCTGAATTCTACTTTGAACAGCAGCAATTGTTGCTTGTACTCTAATTTTTTCTTTGTCAAAATCAGCTTGTTTAGCTTGACCTGAAATAATTTTTTGCTGTAAAGCTATTTGAGAATCTAAAGAGCCATTAATCTTTTTAAGACCATTAACAATATCTCTTTCGTATGATTTAGCTACACGTTGTCCTACTGAGCCTAAATTGTCAGTTTTATCAATAGCTTCTTGAATAGCGTCTTGGATGGTGAATCCTAACGAAGTAAAGGCATCTCTCAGAAAGGTTATGTTTTCACTAAACCTATCTGTGAACTGCTGCTGTGCGTTATTAGCGTCGTTAAACTGCTGTTGAGGATCTCCTTCTGCCATTCAACATTTTATGATAAATATTGCACTATTTAAAACTTGATTTAGATTTTTGAGGCATTGATTTCATAAATTGAGGAGTATTAACGTTTCCTGAAGAATCCATAATATTAGTAGTATTACTACCGGTTTTAGATTTATCAATTTCTTCTTTTTGTTTAGTATAATAATCCTGTATTTTATTAAAAGTAAATTTTCTTAGCCATGTAGGCATGTTATAGATGGTTTCCCAAGAATATCCCCCATTTCCATGAAAAACAATTTCATGGATTTGAGTAAATAAATTAAATCTTATTTTGGGTGCTGTTTCAGAGGTCAGGCCAAAAAAAGCTAAGAGTAATTGGAATAGCGGCCTCCTGTCCGCTGTCCGTAGTAAATTTCAAATCAACATCGGGTTGAACTCGTGAAATATACTCTCTTAATGCTCTTGAATCTCTAGCTAATAAATTAGTGTCAACAAAATCACGAATAGTTTTAGTATCACTACTACCATTTACAGAAGTAATAATATACTTTAAACGTGTTGATAATTCTGGAGATAATTCTCTACCTAATTTTTTAAGACCTTCTAATTCCTGATTAATTTTTAACTCATCTGAATGGGTTAAAATTTTAAAAGTAATAGCAGTATTAGAAGCTGGTAGGGTAAATTGAAATTCGTTTTTGTATTGAACAATTAATGATTCATCAAAAGGCTTATTTTCTACCTGTGATAAATCAATAGTATATTCTTTATTAGCATACTTAAACGTGTAATCAGCACCATAACCTAAAATTCTAGAAGCTACCATTAGTGCATTTTTATCACCAATGACAAGATCGTCATAATTCATTTTAGTGACAATTAATGCTTTTAAAAGCTTGTCTAAAACAGTACCATTTTGAATATAAGACTGGTTGGTAAGGATATCTTCTTCCTTAGCAGTCATATATTTCATTTCAATTTTACCGGATGATAGAGGACTTTCTTCAGGATATAATAAGCCTTTTGAAGGTAATTCAATAACCTCTGTTGGAAAACTTGTATTCATATAATTTTAATAACAATTTGCGAGTATACATATTAAAATAAAAAAGAGCTTGACCGAAGCCAAGCTCTCTTTGTAAAGTATGTAAACTTTTTTAGAAGTTTAGTACACAATAATCCATACCTAACACTACAGTCAAGTTGGTAGCAACGTTATCAGTATCCCAGTTGTAGTCACCAAAAGTAGCTGATTTAATAAATGCACCTTTGATTACCCATTCTGATACGATATCACCTACAGGGCCTAAGATATCAATTGTTACATCTTTCTTGTAGAAGTCAGAGTAACCATCTCTACCTGTTACTGATTCGTGGTGTAAACGAGTCCATTCCATTACAGCTTGAGCACCTGAAGGAGTGATTGGGTCAAATAATGTCATTGTGATATCGTTCCATCTTGTTTTGCCTTTGATTTTGCGATATACGTTGATATGATTAAGAACTGTCTCACTTTGATCGAATCCAACAGCCGAGATTGCTTTAATGATATATGATGGGAAACCATCTACATACATTATGAATCTGTTAGGAATTTTAGGTTCAAATGCTGTAAAAAATATTTCGTTCGGATCTAATACTGCCATTTTATGTATTCTTTATTTTATTATAAATATCAACTTTTTAAACTTTTACCCTGGGAAGGTAGCTCCTGTTGGTAAGATGTTAAAGTCTAGGTAAATGAATTCAGCAGTCTTAGTTGGTTGTAGATAGATTTGACCAATTAATTGATTTCTATCGATTACGTCTGGAGTGTTATTGGAATCATCCATAATTACTCTGAACGCATACAAACCTTGACGTTGTTGAACTGATTCTAGGTATGGGTTAACTTGGCTTAAGAATTGATTTCTTGTAGCAATTGTGTTTTGTTCGAACACTAAATTATTAGCTACTTGAGAAATGTAAGACTTAAGTGAAATTAATAATCTTCTAACATTTACACGATCAAGTGCAGATGCTTTTTTCTGTAGAGTTTTCTGGCCATATACTACAACACCTACGTTAGGGAATGTTGCAATTGGGTTTACGTTACCAATGTAAAGATCATTACGTTGTGTTTGAGTTAGCTTTTGTTCAGCTCTTACAACTGTATCTAAACCACCTCTGTTAATACCAGCGGGTGCAAACCAAGGATCTGATACACTATCGTTAAATGCATATACACCTGGGATTAATGTAGAAGCTGGGATCCAAACTAACTGGCCAGTGCCTGGGTCTACTGTTTGTAACCAAGGCCAATAAGTAGCAGCATATGAGCTATTGTAAGTTGTTGCTGCTGTGATAGTTTGATTGGTTGAAGAACCATAAGCTACCAAATCAATTACTGCTACTGCATCTCCACGAGTTTGAACAGTGTTAATTAAAGCAGAAATTTGTGAAGTTGCATTATCTTTAGTTAAACCAGGAACTGTAATAACATTATAAACATATTCATCCTGATTCCCCATTAAGCCAATTGCAGTATCGTAGTCGTTATTATCTAAACCTTGAATATTGCCTGATGAGCTAATATTGTTATAGAATCTAGCAGCTCCTAAATTATCATAAAATAAATCACCATTTGCTCCACCAAATGCACCATTAGATGCTATTGGTAGAGAAGCACTCCAGCTTAAAGTTGTTGCGGGGTTAGTACCTACAGCGCCGGCATTATTAAAATAGAAAGGAGTTGGTGAATTTACTGCTGATATGTAAACATATCTTGAGTTGTTTGGATAATTACCTACAACTTCAATAAATGTGTCTGAACCAACTGTAGTAACTTTTTTATAAGTATCACCTATTACTTTCGAAATGTAATTAGGTTGAGTTGGGTCTAATGAAAGGTTTGTCCAAGTTTCTAAAACACTAGGTTCAGTTGCTGTATCATTACCTTGTCTAATTAATAAACTAAATATACCATTAGCAGGATCAACACTTGTAATTTGCCACCTAACATTATTTGCAGAGCCTGAAACTAAAGTACCATCACTGCCAGTTTGACCAAAGAAATTATTTGAACCTGATACATAATTATCCATTATATTACCTTCAGCAATAGTACTAAGAGTAAATGATGCTGTAAAGAAAGCAGCCTGACCGAAGTTAGGATCACTTGGAGCTATAATTGCACTATTTGAAATAAAGGTACCGGCAGAAGCAGTTGCTGAGGTCCATGCAGATGCAGAAGGTACTACTCTAGTTACTAATAAAGTATTTCCTCCGTTTTGGAAATAATTAAATGCAGCAATAGAAGTTAAGTAGCTATATTCTTGGCTACCACTCATAACAGTATTTCCGAACTTTGTAGTAAAGTCAGAAAATGAGGTAACTAAAGTAGGGATTTCTACGGGTCCTAAAACTGTAGGGCCAATAATTGCTGCGCCTACCTCTACAGGTTGTTGTGTTAGGAAAGACTGGTCGTTCTCTCTCGCTAAAACCCCAGGTGATAATAAAGTTTCTGCCATTTTAAATGTTATATTATGGTTTTTATTATAAATATTGTACTTTTCTTCAAAAATACCTTACAAAACCAATTAATATAACACTTTAGCAAAAGTTTTTAGGATGTAAAGGTGCCTTCTTCTAAATTAAATTTTCCATCAGTACCATATTTTTCAACAAGTACTTTTTCAAAATCTTTTAATTTATCTTCGTAAGTAGATATATTTTGCTTTATACTTTTTTTACCTTTTTGCAATAAAGCAATTTGGTATTCTATTGTTCCTAGAGAATTTATTAGTTCAGCATATTCATTTTCTAATTGCCTTAAACTTTCTAATTCTTCTTTATTTAAAAACTTTTTTTCCATTTCGTATAAATATTATTTTTTTAGTAAAGGTTTAATTTTAGACATAACTAATTGTGGGGTAATTGATTTTTGACATATGTGTTGTTTTTCAGTTCCTTTCCAAATAGGACACCAATCCCAATCACCTGCATCAAACACAAAATTTGGATTAGTCCAACACGGAAAACAATTATCTGTTGTTATACGTGTAACACGAGAAGTAAATTCGTGGTTTTTTTCTGCAAAACCATTAATCATAGCTGTATGTTTCCCAATTGTCCAGTTCAACCAAGATAGACCTGAACCTAATCCAATAAATAAATCCGCATGATAAAGATAATTAACTACTTTATCTATAGAATGCCCATAGTGATTAATGGTACCTGGAATTGTAAATTCTTTTTGTGTAAGAGAAATTATAGTATAACCTTGTTGGTTAAGTAATTTAACTAAAGCACACCAATATTCATACTTCCATTCTTTACAACCTGCTGTAGCATTAGGACCTATTACAATATATTTTTGTTTATAAGGTCTTTCACCTTTAGGTACATTAATACCATAATTTAATTCTTTAAATTCTAACCCTAAAATATCTGTTGCAGTTGCTTGCATTGGGATAGTATTACATTGACGAGGGTGATAATTTGGGCTTTTCCAACCCCCATTTTCGTCTCTAAACCATCCTAATTTATAATGAGTAATACATTCAACAGCTGTTCCTGGGTTGGTGAATTCTATGTTTTTGTAAGCTTCTAATCCTTGGAACCAATCATTATGGAATGTAGAAAGTATAACTTTACAATTATGTTTTTTAGCAAATTCAACAACATAAGGAACCCAACCAATGGTATCACCTATTGCTTTAGATTCTACCGTAATTAAAACTTTTTGATTAGTTAAATCTAATCTACTTGCTTCTTTACCATCAATTTTTATTACCCAAGGTACATAGTACTCTGTGCTACATTCAACCCACATATTATTGTTAATGGTTTGTGAATGGTGTACTTTACCGGTTGCAGAATCAATAAATTCTATAAAATAACTTTTGTTAATATTTCCTAAAATTTCTACTTTAGGTTTATTTAAATAACTAATATTTATTTTATTTTTATCTTCTACTTGATTATATTCATCTAAAAATTCTTGTAAAGTATTCCGACCAATTTCAGCTACTTTATCCCAATTAAAATTTTGATGAATAATTTCAGACTCTTTATGTGCACGTTTATAATGATCTTGATAATTTACGTAAGCATCTCTCATTACACGAGCTAAATCTTCAAAATCAGGTTCATAATAAGAACCTTCTACAAATTTTCCTTTATAATTTGGATCCTTGGCAGGTAATTCTCCCCATACTTTTACAGGTAATCCTTTACCTTCAGCAAATTCCATTTGACCAGAGCATGCTGAGTAAATAGCTGGAGTACCACAAGCCATAGCCTCAATTAAAGGTAAATTCCACCCTTCACTACGAGCACAAGATAAAAATACATGACCTGTTTTTAAGTATTGAATGTAATCTTCTCTAGAAGGAAAATGTACTACTTTGATGCGAGGATCTTCTAAATCACAATGCTTTAATCTATCTTCAGTAGTTTTTAAACCATCATCTGCAAATGGGTTATCAACCGAAAGTATTAAATCAACTTTCTCATCTGGTTTGAATTCTTTAAGAAAGGTTTCAATTATTTCTTTTGTAGATTTTCTATATTCCCAACGCCCAAACATTACAAATTTAAACCTATTATCCAAATATTCTTCTGGGAGTAATAGGTAGGGTTCAATTTTAAAGATATTAGTGTCTACACCCTCAGGTACAACTTTTACTTTTTCAGCAGGCATACCTTGCTTAATAGTACATTCAGCTTGCCATTTTGAAGGTACCCAAATTTGATCAAATTCTTTTAATTTATTAAAAAAATTTTCAGGTTGTAAAGTAGATTCCCAAACATTATATGCAATTTTAGGACCTACGTAATTATCATAAAAATAATGATGACCCGTAGCTTCTAAAATAATATTAACATTATGTTTAAAATTATTTTCATAATTTTTATATATAGGAGAATCTTGCCTTTCGTAATCTACAAAAAGTGTTTGTTCAACTAATAATTTTTTATCTAAATCATTTAAATAAGGTTCATTATTATGAGGTTCATCTTTATAACCTTCCCAAGTTTTACCTGCAGGAAAATTTCTAACTTTTACATCAAGATGTTTAGATAAATGTCTAAAAAAATCTCTTGTATGATTAGCGTAACCTGTAGGGCCTATATAAGGTCCGTGTGCATAAACTTTTGGTTTCATATTATCTCATTATTGAACAACCCCCATCTAGTCCTCTATATCCATCAAAACCATGATAAATAGGACAAATTGGAACTCCGTGATTTCTTAAATGCTGTCTGAGTAAAGTTTCATTAACAAACATATCATAATAGTACTGGTAATATTCAGGGTTTACAAAGATTGTTCGTAACATTTCAGGAAAGACATTATGGTAGGTTTTCATAACATCATATCCCCCAACAGCAAAAGTATCATTAAGTTGATCAGCCATACCCCATCTATCAGGATATTCAAAAAAATTAACTGCTTCAGGGTTTACTTTAGTAATGTCTTCTAAGAAGATACAATTTTCAGCTACTCTATGTGTCCAAAGTAAATCATATCTTGTTTTTATTACCAAATCATATTTAATACCGGAATTTTCTAACAAATCCCAAGATCGTTTTAAAGATAACCACATTCCCATTTGGGAATTTAAGCGTTGGTTATTTTGTCCTTTTAAATCTGTAGCATCAAACTTTATTGCTTTTTCAAATAAATGTTTTTTAGGCTGATACCAATCTAATAGATTTTTGTAAGTATTTTGATCAACATTATAAACACGTTGCAATTTACCTTCATTAAAAAAATCATACTTGTAAAAATGTTTATCAACCCAAGCATGCATATACACATCAATATCATATCGATCTAAAAACCAACGTTTTAGTTCTTTAAAACCATGTCTGTATCTACGTGGCTGACCACTAATTGTTAAAGCTATTTTCATCGAATAATATGGGCGTGAAAATGTTTAGTTAAACTTTCAACATAATTTACCTCTACATTATTTTTTAGCATTACATGCCATTTTAAAAGACTTTCAGCAACAGTTTTATCCGCTGTACTTGTGACAGTTTTTAACCATTCACCATAATCTGGGTCTATAAAAATGTAGTTAAGTATATAACAAAAATAATCAGAATAAATTTCAGCAATATGAGGTCCACTAACTATAAATTGATCATCAATTTCAGATGTTCGTTGAGGGAATCCATTAATATCTGGGTATTTAAAGCAATTATATTTGTTAGGATCTAATTGAGTAATGTCTTTTAGAAAGATACATTTAGGAGATACATACTTAGTAAATTGAAGATCAAATCTATATCTAATAATAT